ATTGGTTCTTTATTAATTTTAATTTCCAATATTTTCTTTTTATTCATTTGTTTTTTCTTCATCGCTTAACATGTCGTAAATAGCTTGTTTAATTTAATCCTTACCTTGCCTCTGCGTGCCGCGGAATGCCGTGCCCGACCTCAGCGAGCCTGACCTCAACTAACCGAACCACACCAGGATTAAATTCACCATGCCTTGCCACAGCGGACCGCACCACGCCGGACCGCTGCACACCGGAGTGTTTTAATTAGGATTTACGGGCCAAAGATCTCCTTCTTGAACTGAAATTTTGCCCATAAATTTACAAATTTGTATTGCAGAGTCAGCCTCAGGTAAATATTTAATTGCTGCTTTCACAGCTTCCGGGTAATCATAAATATAACCACTTGTTTTGCTTTCATAATTTACCAAAACATGTTGTGTTAATTCATTTTTTTTGTTTATATACGTAGCTACATAATATCCTTTATTCATTATATTTCCTTTTTTAGTTACTAATTACTTGAAAGTTAACAATTTGAAAACGGCCGTAAGTGGGCCTAAAATCAGCAAGCCCAACAAGTCTTCCTGCTGTTGCTATGCTGTCGTTTAAATCTTGAGGATTAACATATTCCGGTAGATTTACCATAATTTGAAACTCAGCTTCCCAGCCTGCTCGTAAAGCAGGCCTTGTGCGGTTAATGCCGCTTCTTTGCACAACAACCCTTCTTTTGTCTTCATAGTCCCATTCTTTTTTACCGACTGATGATAGAGGTGTTAAACAAACAAGAGCTGCTTTGTAAAGATCCATAGCACTTTTACGTGGTGAACGGGGATCTTGTTTAAATTTGGCAGCTGCAATAATCGACATTCTTAAATATTCACCTGGAATGCAAATAAATCCTTCTTCATTTCTATAGACAAATGATTCAATATTATCGGTTTTTTTACCTTTAGATCCCTTTGCAAGAGCGCTTTTCGTTTCAACTTCTTCACAATTCCACCGGTGAAACAATAAATCACTGCAACCTTTTATTTTTACATTCACTACATAAGGTAACGATAACTCTATTGTTTCCTGTGATGCGTTTGTCGTTTGATTTTCAACGACTTCTTTTTTTAGTTTAACCATATTACTTTCCTTTTTTTGTTGTTTTAATAAAATTAACCATACCTAACAGGACCAAACCGAGCCACACCGAGCCACACCCAACCTACCCCTGACGCGCGTTGCCAAGCACTACCCCACCAATCCAAACCAAACCAAACCCCAGCTTGCCCTGCCACACACTACCTCACCAATCCAGACCCTGCCTAACCCTGCCGTGCCTCATCAAGGCTCGCCTTGCCAAGTTTTACCGTGGAATGATATGACATCTATATTAAGCAAAATGTAAATAAATGGAAACAAAAAAAAGAGGTAAGTTAAAAACTTACCTCTACCTCGCCTTTCCTTACCTCGGCAGACAATGCCACGCCTCAGCATGCCTTGTCTTGCCATGCTTTAATCTAACCTAAACAATACATCCACACTTTAAACGAGAGTAACTATACCAATTGCTCTTCTTGTTGTAAAGATTGCTGAGATGGGGTTGACATCATGAGTTTTTGGACAAATTCTTTGCTAGCTTCATTTCTTTCCACTTGAGCTCTTGAAGATTTTTCCAACTCTTGCTCGTCATAAGATATGGAATCCAAATTGTTTGCCTGTAGATATGTTTCTAACTCGCCAAACTTTTGAATTGTCTCTAACAACTTAGCTAAAGCTTCTGCTTTTTCTTTATTTGCCATTGCATGGTTTTTAGAGATCATGCTCATACGTTCTTCGAATAAGCCAACGTTAGATTCTGACCTAGAATCTCTTTCACGAGCTTGTGACAATTGGTTATGAATTTTAGCCATAAGCTCTTTAATTTTCATTTCTTCAATTGTATGCTTAATGTTCATCTCTTCAGACTGAGCAGCTTGCATTTGTTGTTCTTGCTGCTGGAGATATGGGATGATTTCACCTTTGCCGGTGATGTTGAGTTTAGGAATAATCATTGATGGCGAGAACACTTCGCGTCCAAACATCTGATTCATGTCCATCATCTGTTGAGCTTGTAAGTTTTGTTGGGTTGGTGTGAGATCTGATTCCTCAACCAAAACATTAAACTTAGCAAAAACTTTAGAATAAAAATGTGCTGTTGGTTCTTCGCCTATGTAAAGAGCTACTTTTTCTGCATTCCAGTTGTTGAGAACAATCTGAAGAAGTCTTTCGCCTAAAAGCTTATCTGAAAAATCCCATTGGTCAAAATACTTCTGGAAAACCATAAGATTAGCAGCCTGTTTTAAAAGCACTGTAAGGCTTGAGGTTTGCTTATCTTGCTGGCCTGACCAATTCTCTAGGTTGATTCCTGATGTTGCAAATATGAGGTTCTTCATTTGTTCTGCAAGGGCAAGATCAGACTCGGGCACTGCTGATGGGATGATCTTCTCAACATCGGTCATTTCATAGCCTTCGTTGATGATTACATCCCAGCCTTGACCTGCTTTTTTGAGATTGTCTTCATTGGCTACAGCACCAACTTTACGTTTCCAACCGGCATTAATGGTTGCAGCTGCGATATCATTGTTAGTTATGATTTTATAGTTCATGAGGAACTGGGGATCTCTCATAGTGCGAATAAGCCCACGCACACGTAGGTCATAATAGTTTATATGCGGTTCATAGTTCCAATAATAGGGGATAAAGGGGCAGCCATCAAAACCAAGGGGATTGTCACCTTGGTACATAAGTTGATCGTTGAGTACAACAGCTAGTTTCCAGCAAGGAACATCAACGGTCACTTCTTCCATGTCGGGAATGTTATAGAGAATTTGCTCTAGATTATCATCACCGCCAGCATAATCAAAAAACTGATTACGAGTCCTACTATACAAACGTTTTTTCTTACGCTTCCATTTGTACCAGACATAGCTAAGCACCATAAGATCGTTTCTCGCCATATTATAATTTTCAGGTAAAAAATAAAACGATCCAAAACGTTGCGGTGTGCCTGCCATTGGTTTGATTTGATCTATTTTATCAGGGAATCTGTCTTCTGCTTCTTTCTTAGATATGTACTCTTGGCACCACACGAACTGTGCATCGGACATATCGGGAGATCTAAAGTAGGGATCAACGAGGAATGCATTGTATTCCCATATTTTTACTTTTAGCTCGCCTTGAGCTTGATCATCACCTGAAAAATCAAGATATGGCTGTAAAAGTACCATTCCTGAAATAGCAGCAAGTTCTTTAGCTTTGGATTTCTGTTCGTGAATAGAACCTTTGTTGGCTGCATGAGTGATTAATTTGGTGTATTGGTCTGTTGTTTGCGGGTCAGCGCCTTCGGTAGGGACATAGTTGAAGTTTTTGCGATGCTGTCTTTCATAACCTGTTACCATGTTAATTGGTTGTTGCACCAAGTTAAAATAGTACTGCTGATAAGAGGTAGTTGGAGAAAAGTTAAAGTAGCGGTTTACAAACGTGTCTGTTCCAGCATAGACAAGGGTATCGATATTGGCTTGATTCCAACGCGATTGTTCAATGGGTTGAAACTTAGAGTAAAGGTTATCAAGCCATTGTCTGACGTTACCTTGATTAGGCTCTAATGCGTTATTCCATGGGGGATAGTAAAATGAGATAAGAGCCTCCAATAGCTAAAAAAGCTTATAGAGGATAAAATACAATATAAATTTTATCTTGGCAATTGGCTATTGTTTGCCCCAATTGTAATAACCATACATTGCAATGCACGCAGAAACGCAACAGCTAACACTTTGTGATATGAGACCACGTTGCAAATCCATGTAAAACCAATAAGACAGGCAAAAGATTTCGATGATGAAACATATTCTGTTTTTGCGAGCATTTAAGAATTTACCTGTCTTTCCTAAAAGTAAAAAACAAGCGTCTATAAGGTTGGCTGTTAATCCAAAAAGATCCATTTGATTAAAAATTACCTCGTGGTTGGAACCTGTTTTTTTGATATTCTAAAGCGCTGTGAGCGTAAGGGTTGTAGGTGACTACTTTATGAGTTTGCATGACATATCTGAGAGCATCAACGGCATGATCCCCTTTTTTAACTGGCTCATCATCACCCATCAGAGATTTTTTATCATCCCATACATAGTTTTCTATTTCTCGTATAAGATTAGGACAATCTTTGAGAACGTAAAGATTACCTTTGGCCATCTCTGATGTCATGGTTTGAATGCCATTATACACATCATTATCGGCAGGGATTACATGGAGGCCTTTGCGTTGGAGTTCTAGTTTCATGGCTAAGGCGGATGGATCTATGTAAATGCCTTTGATTGCATAAGGTTCTAAAAAGCTTTTAACATCTTCGGCAAACTCTGAGTTTACCTTTTGTCGTCCTGTTTTTTTGCAGTCCCAATAGTATTCTTTTTCCACCCAAATACGCTTACCGCTTTGTGTGTTATGCCCAGTAGCAACACCAATGAGTAGGCAAGCAAAAGCGTTGCTGACGCCATAATCAATACCAGCGACCCAATACTCAGCCGCAGTAGGTGGCTTGCGTAACACATGCAGATCCCTATCAAAGAAATCGAATATTGCACCTTCAGCCATACACCAAAGGCCAAGATAATTGCGCTTATAAAAAACACCGGATAAAGAACTTTTGATTCGGGCCTTATAGGATTCATCGACGAAAGGATTGTCCTCCAAAGTAAAGTGAAGTGCATAATAATTAGGATCTCCTTGAGCTGCTTTATCTATCCATTGTTTGACAATGTGTGATGGATGTGTTGGGTTCATCGAACACACGCCTTTAGAATAAGGCTTACGAAGACGAGTGTCTAGCATGTTAATGAAGTTTTCGGGATACAGGGTCATCTCATCACAATAGACAAGAGATAATGTACGACCTTGAATAAGGCCCACTGAGCCTTCGTCTTTGGCTCCGTATGTGGTTATCACCTTGTCTTTGTAGGTAAGTACTCGCCGGGACGGGTGCCACGCAAGGAAGGGCTTATAATTAGCCAGCTTAGGCTCTGTAAAATAGAGGTTGATAACGTTGTTATAGATAGTGGTAGCTGTTTTGCCAATCATGGCAATTTCTGAGTCAGGACACTTTTCTACCTGCAACATAAACCAATGAGCTGTTGCTATGGTTTTACCAGTGGACACCGAACCGTGTGTGATATTCCAACGCTTATTCGCATTAAGGAGAAATTCTAGTTGTTTTTGTGACAGTGGATCTTGCATAATGCAAAGGATAAAAGAAATAAAGTAAAACAACAATGAGATTTTTTGGAAACTGCGTTCATAAAGATGAAGCTAAAATACTTTATCTTAAATTAGCTAAATGTTTCCACCCCGACAAAGGTGGCGATGCGGAGTTAATGAAAGAACTGAACAAACAATATGAAGTTTGGGAGTATGATGTATTTAAATATCAACCAACCAATTTGTTAAAAAATCAATATAATTTAGAATTTGAAAAACAAATCAAAAAATTATCTATAGAAAAAGATATGCTAGCAGAAGAAAACAAAAGACTAGCATTTGATGTTAACTTATACAAATACAAACTTGATTGCCAAACACAAATTGCAGACAATTATCTCAAAAACAACCTTGAACTTAATGATAAATTGGATATTTACAAAAACATGAGCTTATGGGAAAGGATTGTGGATTGGTGGAAAAACAAATGATTGAAAAAATTGAATTTGTGATCCATGAGAATGGGGTTACAATCAAGAATTTCTCTAGTTACAAATTTAAAGTAAGCACAATTGATAACGAAGTTTCAATTAAAACAAATTATATCGTTTATTGTAAAAATTTGGATTTGAAAAAAGCAAAAATACTTTTTGTAGGTAAAAATGAAGAACAGAGCTAAATGCAAGTTGTGCGGTGATGTGATCATGAGCTATCACCAATTTGATTATGTCGAGTGCAAATGTGGAGAGATCACTGTTGAAGGCGGTGACGCTATGAGATGTGCCGCCAAGAGCTGGGATAACTTTTTGAGGGTGGATGATGAAGGTAGAGAATATCCTATCAAAATCGAGGAGTTAAGCAAGTTTGAGCTAGCAGATATGGTGCCATATCCACCTGATAGGCCTAAGCTTACTAAAGAGGATCTAATTACTACTATTGTGGAAATGCGTAAGAGCATTGAAAACTTACCGTCACATGCTATGCAATCTCCACTCACGCATTACGACATGTTATCGTTATTGATGTTACTAGAGTCTTTATTTAAGCTGCCTTGAGCATCAGCAATCTGTTTGATGAGGTCTTTGTTTAGCTGTTCAGCTATCTTATAATCTTCTGATTTCTCTAACTTATCTGCTTGGGTTTTGAGCTTGTGTTGTAATTCGAGTTGCTCGTTTTCTTCTTCTTTGACATCTTTGCAATAGATTCTGATAAACCGATGAGCAATGGATGGATTTACCGTTCCATTCATGTAATTTTTTGCCACAAGTGCTCTAGCCTGTTCATAATAAGGAAGGAACTCTGGTTTTTGGATATAGGCTTTAAAGGTTTCCCAAAGAATACCTTTTTCCACTGAAAACCACATATTGAGATGGAGAGGATTATGTTCTTTTACCCAGGCAACCATTTCTTGTCCTAACTTAATAAGCTCGTCAGGTTCAGGTGTCACGGTTCTTGGTGCTCCTCTTTTATTTTTACCTGCGGTAGGGCCACTCCCAGGATATCCTTTCGGCATATATAATCTTTTCTTTTTTGTGATATTTTGATATTTTGATTGATGATATATTGATATCATAAGCGAATGGAAAATCCAGTAACGCCTGGTTATAAGATAGCAGGTTGCTAACGATGAGTACAAGCTTAAGAGTAACAAAACAACAAAAGAATTTTAAAAAGATAGGTAGCAAAAGGAGTAAAATATGAATTACACAATGAGAGCATACAACAGCGGCATGGAATCATGTGTTATTGCCCTGGGGTCTACGACTGATTTTGGGGCTTTTGTTAAAGCCAAGAAATTAGGGAGAGACTTTGGTCAGGATGTATGTATCGCTTTGTTTAGAGAAATTGAAAACAGGTGCTACAGGACAAGGTTTGGATTAAATGAGAAGTTTAAGAATTTAAACTGGGAAAGGATCCGATAATGTACAAATTAGAAGGTAACATATTTGACAAAAACGAAAACCGATACGTTGGTTTGTGGTGTGATGCAACAGGAGGAGAAGAATTTGAAAACATTGACGAAGTTTTTGAAATGATGCGTGAGACTGAAGATTTTTTTGGTTGTTTTGAATGGAGAATACATCCTGACAACTTAGGTATAGAACAAGAATTAAGACAAGAATTTTACAATGTGGATTACGGGGAATTGAATCTGTTTAAAGATGAAATCCTTGTTTATCGTTTAGTAAAAATTAAAGAAAAATAAATAAGGTTAAAAAATGAAAGAAAAAAAAGAAAAAGTACTCACAAGCATAAGGCTTGATAAAGATTTGCATATAGCATTCAAAAAGAAAGTTCTGGAAGAAAGAACAAGCATGATGAATAAAACGGAAGAATTAATAAAAGGATACGTAAATGAAAGCAGATGACATTGAAAATTGTGAAGAAATAATCAAAGATTTAAGCAATGAAATGTATCCTAAAATCCTAAAAATGGTCGATGAATATGGAGATAAAGTTAAATTAAATCTTAATAAAAAAGAAAGTTTTTTGTTAAAAAATTCTTTATTAACAAATTTAGCAGCTAAATTTCTTGTTGTAGGTTTATCAAGTTACAAAAAAAAATATAGGTATATTATTTTTGAACATTGCGTGGATCAGATAAAAAATGCCCTATCTGAATATGAAAAAAACGAAGATTAATAAGGAATTATGCCAATGAAAATTGATAACGAAATATTTAATGATTTAACAGGAATTAACTTATTGCATGAAAGTTTAGAAGATATACATGAAGAAGATATACCAATAATTTTAGATGAAATTATTAAGAAATTGACGGCTGCGTTAGAGATATCTGTATAGAAAGCTGGTGTTGTTTGGGAGGGCCTTTGACTTGGACATAATCCCAAGTAAGGATAGGAGAGTCATCGGCTCTTCCCGAAGGTAGGTTGGGAAAAATAACCTCAGCAATAGCATCTTTAATCCATTTACACCCATAGATAAAATTATCATGATCCATCTTACGAGGAGAGATTCTGGTTAATGTGATGGTGATAGGTTGGTGATTGTTTTTTTGTAACAGGTGCCCAGAAGGTAAGAGGGCCAGTAAAATGCTTTGTTTCTGGGCTTTTTGCTTCTTCCTTGAGGATGCCCAATGTCCTTTGTAAGAGTTTTGAGGAGAGTGGATTTGGACAGGAAGTGTTAGATTTAGGAGTAAGTTTGAAGTCCCGGGAATCAGAGATAGATTTGAGGTAATGGGATTGTGAGAGGTAGTCTTGCTCATAAGAGTAATAATCTTCGTCGAATGGGAATTGTGTGTCAATAGTCATAAGTATCTTTGGTTGATAGAAGTAGTATACACCTGTGGAGGATAAATATCAACCACAGGTATTTTTTTAATCTACAATAGCCAGGACTTGATCCGGAGTGACAACGTAATGCTCTTCCTCGTCAACCCAAACACGATAGGCCCCCGGCTTAATTACAACCAATTGGTTGATTTTTAATTGATGGAGGCTACCTTGAGTTGGGTTGTCTTCGTTAATTGCTACAATTCGATATTTGGGGGTAAATTTTTGATTTTCTGACACCACCAATATCTTGTTTGGTGTTTTAGGTTCTTCTTTCTCTTGTTTGACCAAAATCATGTTGTTATAGGGTTTCATCTTTAATCCTCTTTGTAATTTACAGGTGGTTTTATATTTATTTCTTTGTATGAGTCAGTTTGGTAGTCATAGAGGAGTTCGGCAACACCTGAATTACCGACAAATCTATTTTTCCAAACTTTCAAAGTTATTTTGTTTTTTTTAAAAACATCGTGAATGTCTAATCTTGAAAGAATTATGACATTATCAGCAAATTGTTTGATAGAGGCTCCCCCTTTGAGTTGGGAGTAAGTTATCTCTTTACCGTCATGGCCTGCCGCTTGTGTCGGATGGACAATCAAGATTATAGATACTTGATACTCAGTAGCTATGAGATGCAATCCCCTCATAACATCTTTGATATCCTCGTAGAGGTTTGGGTTTTTGGGGTTGTATTGAATGTAATCAAGATGATCCAAAACCACAAAATCAATCCCGTAACAATACTTTCCAATTTCAATATTTTTCTTTAGACTAGCTATGGTAACTACATTTTGGAGAGGATTAAAATATAATCCATGTTGTGAAAAAAATATTTGAGAAGCGGAACTATCGCTATGGGAAATTTCCTCCCACCTAATTTTTTTCTGTAAAAACTTTGTTAAGAACTTGCGGTAGATCACCTTGGTATTCATCTCAAAAGAATTGATCCAAAGTTTTTTACCTTGGGTAAGGAGATTATAAGCCAAATGACAGGTAAAAGAAGTCTTACCCGAACCTGTATCAGCAGAAACAACGGTTACTTCTCCCTGCCTCATCCCAATTAAAATTTTATCTAATGATGCCCAACCTGTTGATACTCCTAGATCTAAAGCTTTATTATAATCTTTAGGAAGATCGTTGATATGCACAAAGCCGTTAACAATCACTCTCTCTGCATTAATAATAAAATTATTAAAATCTTCTTTATCATTATTTATTAACCATTCATTAATATCTTTATAATTAGTTTTTAATCTTCTATATTTATTAATAGGAATTAAAGATTGTACTTCAAGGGCTGCCTTGTTACCGGGCTCATCATCATCAAAAGCTATATAAATTATATCAAACTGCAGGATGTAATCTAAATTTTCACTTATAGATTTTTTGGCAGAACTTGCTCCATGAGGGATAGAAGTAGAATTTACATATCCACAGGTAGCAGCAGCTACAGCATCAAACTCACCTTCGGTGATGATAAGATAAGATTTATCTTCAAAATCTTGTTGGTTGAAGAGAGGATAAATAAATTCTTTCTCATCACATTGAGATATCGGTGACCATTTTTGATTTTTTTTATCAAAAAAATCTCTCGATTTATATCTCAATACAACTCCATTTCTTTGGTATGCAAAGAAATAAAAATCTTCTTGGTACGCTACCCCCATCTTTATCGCCTCTGGTATCCCTAAAAATCTAGCAGACAAGTTCACTCGTCCATTCTCTCCGATACTGTCATGTCTGAAAAAAGTTACCGGTTTAGTCGGGTATCTCATTACTTATTCCTTTGGTTAATAATTTCTTCAATTTCTTTGTCTAGGTCATACGGTTCAGCTTCTTTTTCCAGAGCATATGGAACAGATAAAGAAATATTATTCTTATTCTTTTCTTCTTCTATATATGTTAAGGAAGAAAATTTTTCTGGAGGGCGTGGCCCAAGCTTGGGCCAAATTTGACCCAAGGGGTAGAGTTTTCTTTTAGTTTTATCCTTGGTATCGGGGTATTCAATTTTTATAAAATTAGATTTTGAAAGTTCAGCCAAATACCGCTTGGTTGAACGAGTACTTCTTTTTAATCTTTTTGAAAGGTAATCATTGGTGGCAAAACAATAACCTGTTTTGCGGGAAAGAAAAAGTATATGACCATAAAGTCTTATGGCATCAGCAGAGATATCCGCTTGGTCAACCCTAAGGGGTATAATTAAATAGTTTTCTAACAAAATAGCTCCATGTCTTGTGTTTTTATGGAGCTCCTGATAGACTGGACTTAAGATTGCTATGTGTATGGTCTAGTCTATTAGGGTGCTTGGGTTGTCTTCCAAGCGCTCCATTTTTTTTAATATTTTATCAAATCAACTCAAAAGATATCCATCCGCTTTTATCTCCGGTTTCTTTAACTTAACCACAATTTCTCCGTTAATCTCTTGTGTATCAATAACATCCAATTCATCTAACCTGTGGATGTCATAAATAAACTCATTTTCCAAAATATCTTTGTCTAAAATCACATAACCCTGCATATCTTGTGTGTCCCAAAGCCAAAGATAAGATGGGATGCAATCATGTGCATTTTTAGATACTTGGCAAAGAAAAGGGTAAGGCGGGAAATCATCCATATGGTATAACCTCTGCTATGAAAGATGTTTTTAAAGAAATATTTAAAGATCCTATCGTTATCCAAGGCTTAATAGTTTTAGGATTTATCATCCTCCTATTCAGCGTTGTTAACTATCTTGCTGATTGATCTCGGGTAACTCCTTAGGATCTATCCAATCATAACAAGATACTTCCCCCTTTGTCAGTATCTCTATTCTCAATGCCGTCTTCAAAGACGGATACGCCTTACCGTACATCAACTCATTCAAGTACTGGGGAGTCACACCCCACTCCTTAGCTTTAAAGTTATACCGATACCCATGCGAATCTAGATAATCTTTCATTTTCATGCTTTTTTCCTTGTCTTAAATTAAGTGATACCTTACTATAATAAGTTATAAGCCTATCATAAGTTATGTCAGGCTGTCAACAAGGAGTTGAATATGAGTTTCGTACACGAGGATAGTTTAGATAAAAATTGCTTTAGAATAGCACAGGCTTTAGATCGATTGGTTGAACAAGATAAATTGGAAGTTGTTATTTGTGATTGTTGTGCTTCTAAAGTTAAAATAACCAACATTGTGGCATCAAAAAATCGTTTGAAGATTTTAATTGAGGTTGACAATGAAGATCGATGAAGAAAGAAAAAAAATCATAAGACTTAAGTCTGCTATCAGACAACTTGAGTTTTCCTTAACCGAAATCAAAGATTTGGTTGTGGATCTAGAAAATGCAAACTTAGACAAAGAGGAAGAAGGTTGGATGCGAATCGGTCAAACAACCTTAAAGGCAATGGTGAGATAATGTATTACGAAATTGAAATTGATAGCGATGAAGCTAAACAAGATGCCCATGATTCTTGGTTAAAAGAAATGGGCATAGAAACTGAAGATGAGTTCTTAGAGTGGAAAGAAAAAATGAATGAAACTGAAAGCTGGTTATACGATGTCGACCGACAACTTGATTGAAGATTTAAGAGTAACTCAAATCCTGTCTCCTTTCTCAGGCTATAGTTATGTACAAAAACATATCCTTGAAGAAGCAGCAGCTAGAGGAACCAGAATCCACGATTCCATCAAAGATTATCTTACCATAGGCAAACCTCTTATTGCGGAGAATCCGCAAGAGCAAGGTTACCTTGAAAGTTTTAAAACCTTTTGGAAGCCCTTTTACAGCCCCGTGGTTGTTGAGAAAAGATACAACCAGGACGGATACACAGGTCAATGCGATTGTTTGATCCAATTCAAAAATAGGCACATCCTATTAGATTGGAAAACATCCAAGAGTGTAAACCGCACATGGGAGTACCAAACAGCAGCTTATAGAGATATGTGTCAAAATGAAGAAAAGATATTTATTGATGAATGCTGGGTGATACAACTTTTACCCGATGGCACAAACTTTGAATGTCATATCTTTGTAAATTCTAAAGAAGCTTTTCAAACTTTTTTAAAATGCAAGGATCTTTATGAGATATTTTTTAAAGGAAAAACAAATCAATTTTATGAATGAAACATTTTTATAAACATTGTGATGATACCATTTTTGGTAATGAATAAACAAAAAATTAAAATACATTGGAGAAATTAAAATGAGTTTTTTACCAGCAGATTACGAGAATCCTACAGCAAATAGCAACTACATGAAACTTAATGATGGAGAGAATAAGTTTCGTATTCTTTCAGCTCCCATTTTGGGATGGGAAGATTGGCAAGACAAAAAACCCATTCGTTACCGAATGGACAATAAACCATCAAAACCTATAGATCCTGCAAAACCGATTAAACACTTTTGGTCGATGATCGTATGGAATTACGCTACAGAATCCATCCAAATCCTTAACATCACACAAGCAGGCATCCGAAGCTCTTTACAGTCCTTAAGTGAAGATTCCGACTGGGGAGCCCCTTACGGTTACGATCTCAAGATTAAGAAAGAAGGAAGCGGCAAAGACACCAAATATTCAATATCCCCTCTTCCGCATAAAGAAATACCTGAGCATATTAAGTTAGCTTTTTATGCTAAACCATGCAACTTAGATGCTCTTTACACAAACGATGACCCTTTTGCTCCTAATCAAAAAAAAGTAACACTGCCTGCTTTTGAAAAGGATCAAGATGTTCCGTTCTAAGTTATATGTAAAATTTATAATCTCAGCCATATCTTATTTGTTATGGCTGACTTACATCTGTTACAAACCAAGTCCATTACCTGAACAACTATCTTTTCATGCAATTATAAGCGTGGCTGTTGGGAGTGCATTTGGAACTTTTTTGGCTTTGGTTATGTGTGAATCTAAAAACAACAAAAGAGATTAAAAAATGAAAAAACTTCCATCTACAAAAGATTTAATTGAAATGGAAAAACTATATAATAAAATTATACAAGTTTTATCAACACAACCAAATCCTCGAATGTGTACAACAGTTTTGTTAAAAATTGTAGTCGATTTTATTAGAGTACAAGAAAACCCCGATGAATGTGCTGAACAAGCGATTGACGCAATTAAAACACTGATGAGTATCAAAAAATGAATATTGATTGCATTGGCTGCATGCACGGGGCATACCCTGTTTTAGAGGGCGGAGATCTTTTGATTATCACAGGAGATCTTACAACTAACGATTCCGTCAAATCTTGGTGTGATTTTTTTATATGGCTTAGCCGTCAAAAATACAAAAAGAAAATTGTTATAGGCGGCAACCATGATAACTTTCTAACTCAATGCATTCCCACAGAAGAAGCTAAACAATTAATAGGTATGGGTGGTGATGATTTTGAGTATTTATACGATAACGGCACAACCTACGAAGGGCTTAAAATTTGGGGCTCTCCTTGGTCTTTGTGGTTTCATGGCATCAACCCCCATTGCAAAGCTTTTACAGGCTCTGAAGGGGATTTAAAAAGGAAATACAGCCTAATTCCTAAAGACACTAATATTTTAATTACTCACACCCCTCCTTATGGAGTGCTGGACGATATAGAAAAAGGACACCAAGATAAATACACCACGTTTACAGGTTCCGTTAACCTCAGATACAAATTAGAAGAAATAAAACCCAAGTTACATGTTTTTTCTCATATCCATGAACATGGCGGCAAGCAAGTTCTCTTCAAACATGAAGGGCCTAACACCCTTTGCGTTAACTGCTCAATCATGAGTGAAAACTACGAACCTGTACATAAACCGGTAAGAATTATCTTATGATTATATTTTTACCGGTGGCATTGGTGATGCTTTATTTTTCTTATGAACTAGGAAAAATAAAAGGTTTTAACGAAGCAGTAAGAAAAAACAACGAAGCTAAGGAAAAAAAAGATGCCTGAATTTTTATTAAAAAATTACAAAAAAATATTAATAGCTTTTGGTTTATTAATTTTTTGCATTATGTCTGTTGGTAATAACAATGATCAAATGTGGCTTATTATTCAATACCCATGGGGCGAGGTTAAAGTTATAGATACCGCGGGTCTTTATTTTAAAGGAGGCGGCTCTCATTGGACGTATCCTCGCAACTGGCAAGTAGAGTATGACAAAGATCATGCGTTTAAAGTTGTATTTAACGATGGTGGTTCTGCAACCATGACAGCCATGGTTCGCTTTTCATCTCCTGTAACAATCGAAGGTAAAAGGCGTTTTCATCAATTGTTTGGGGGCAACGAAGAAGCTGTAGAATCGGCCGTATGGGCTCATATTTCTGATGCCATGAAATCATCCGGGCCGGTTATGTCAGCAAGCGAACACCAATCCGCCCGAAGAGGTGAATTTACATCTCTTGTGCAAGATCAATTGCAAAAAGGTCTTTTTGAAATGAAAAGAGTCAGCAGGACTTTACAAGATCAATTTGATGACAAAGGCAAGCCTATTACTGTTTATGCAACAGAAGTTGTTTTTAATGGAGACAGCGGCGAACAAAAGATTTCCAGGCCTTCTCCTTTAACTGATTTTGGTCTTGTAATTACTCAATTTAGCATTACCGATGTTGTTTATGACGATCAAACTCAAAGACAATTTGCTCAAAAGAAAGAAGCTTTTTTAGCTGCTGAAGGATCCAAAGCTCAAAGAGAAAAAGAAGTACAAGAAAGATTAATGGTAGAAGAAAGAGGAAGACGTGAAAAAGCAGAAACAGAATCTATGGCACTTAGAAAAAAGGCTGAAGCGGTTATTAACGCTCAACGAGAAAAAGAGGTGGCTGAAACTAATTCCGCCAGAAACTTGGCCATTGCTCAATTTGCAAAACAAGAAGCGGAAACAAGAGCTTTACAAGAGCTTGAGGTTGCCCGATTGGCTAAAGAAAGAGCTAAAGAAGAATCAGAAGCTCAAATCATCCTTGCAACCGCAAGACAAAAATCTTTGGAGCTGGGGGGAGCATTATCAGAAAAAGATCAAATATTGGCAGAGATTGAGCGAGATAAAGCTATTGGAGTTGCTCGAGAACTGTCTAAAATAGCAGTGCCGGAATTTATAATCAGTGGAAATTCAGACACCTCTTCAATCACTGACTCAATGATGAATATGTTAATGCTTAAACAATTAGGAATCTTACCAAACAAATAACCGCTCAACACCATTGATTGGTTTAACCAAAAACCGTGCAGTGCCATTGCACGGTTCCGTGCAAATAATTGCACCGAAACTTAAAAAAACAAAAGGATTTTATGGAGATTGAAAAGATAAAAACAGAGTTAAAAAAAATAGAATCAGAAATGATGGATTTAGTAGATATCCTTTTTTCTGATCATGATAATCAAAAATTAATTTGTTATAACATAGGCATTATTTTTGAAAAAATATGCAGGTTAAAAAATTATGTAGATGAGCTTTCTTCAAAAAAAGAATGTAACAACTCATCTGAAGATGTCAAGTTAACGTGGGAAGACTTACAACCCTAATTTTAAAAAAGGAAAAAAATGTTATCTCAAAAAATACTTAATGAACTTATAGCTTTATCAAAAGATATGGATGATTTAGCAGAAAACATGTTTTATAAAGGTGAAGATGACGAACGCGATGAAAAAAACATCCTATTCATCTGTTATGACTTAGGTCGCATTTCCAATAGATTTGATCACATCATAAATCAAGTATCTGAATGTGTATTAGCTGAAGAAAGCAAATTTACCAAAAAAGCAAAAAACACATGTGATTGCAATGATTGTGTATAGATTTAAAATTACCTACGCTTCTAAAAAAATGCAGCAGATTAGTGAATTTCTTAAAAAATGCAATCTTGGGGATAAAGAATTTGCTATTCAGGAAACTTACGAAATTACCACTAAAGATGATCACCCTGTTGATAAAATTAAAAAAGGTCTTACTTGGGCTTTTGAACAAACCGAAGCTAAAGTTTTTGAAATTAAAGGCGGAAAAATAGAATGAGTTTAGAACAATTAAAAATATTGCAAAAAGCACAAAAAGAAAACAACCGTGAAATTTTAGACGGTTACAACAATGAAATTGAAGAAATGATTGAAAAAATTGAAACTATTTTAAACACAAAACCAACTTATATTGGACAAGTGGCTATTTTTGCTATTTTGGTTCAAGCTTATCATAATAACGGGTATCAAAAAAAAGATCTCCATCTTGAAATAGATCATTGTTGGGATTTTTACTACGATGAAAATTTAAGGTAAATGTTTTATGGGTTGCGACATACATTTTTATTTTGAAAAATTAAATAAAAAAACTAACACATGGGAGCCTTACACACAAATTGACAAAAGCGAATATCCTGATAATAGAGATTACGAAATGTTTGCTTTTCTATGCGGTGTTAGAGGCAGCTTAAGAACTTATGGCAAAGATATATCTCGTAGAGGGATCCCAAAAGATACTTCTTACAAAGAATATAGATTAATTTCCGGCGGAGAAGAATATCAATATTTAGGAGATCACAATTTTACTTGGGCAACGATCAAAGAGTTAAAAAACTTACCTTGGAAAAAGGCAAATCTTGAAGAATGTTCATTTGTTAGATTTTTAGGGAAACATTTCTTAGGAACCAAAGACAATGATGTAAGAGTACTTATAGGTTTTGATTCGTGATTTGAATCAGCATTCTTGATAAAAAATCATCAGATTGATTAGTGTAAGGTTGTTGTTTTTTCATATTACATATCTTTTTTACCTCTAGTTGTAGATTTGACAACTAGGGGTTTTTTATTTCATAAAAAAGTATATAGCAATAACAAGAAAACACCACACGATGCACATAGCGCTTATAGTATAAGCCAATATCTTAATGGGGTCTTTCATTTTTGCCTTCTGCTTTGACCTCTACTTCCCGAACTCCATCTTTAGCATCTAAATCTAAAGAAAAAGCAGTGCAGGAAGTTAATGAAACCATCACAAAAATAAATATACTTCTATAAAATATCATGAAGGATCCTTAAGCGATTGTAAAAGCTCTACCACAGCATCAATAGCAGCATTCTTAGAATCTTTATCTTTAGCAAATTCAGACTCAAACACATCAATAATGCTATCTAAATGACTAACTACAGTTCCAATAGAACTTAAGCTTGTTGATTTACCAAACATACTCAAAAGATCGTTAAGCATATTAACACCCTTTCTTTTTCATTTTTTTGCCTTTTTCTACCAGCTTATCTCTTTTCTTGTCTTCTTTTTCAAGATGCTTTAGCTCTTTGCCGGCTTTTGCCGTCTTCTTGCTTTTCACATCTTTCTCAATCTTTCTAATCATCTTGTCCATTATTTTTTACCTTTCTTTTTCATTCCGGCTTCAGACATAGCTATCGCTATAGCTTGTTTTTGAGGCTTTCCATGTTTCATTTCCGTTTTGATATTTTTGCTTATTGCTTCTTTAGATTTACCCTTGGCTAGCGGCATCTGATGTCTCCTGTGGATTCACTTCCGGTTTAGGTTGTACTGCTGATTTAGCCATATCTTCTATCGATCCCACATGCTTTGAAATCTGAAATAAAGCTTCTTTCACATCATTGATAGGACTATCAACATCACATGTTAATAAGTATTTTCTATTATTAACTTCAACTTCAATTTTTGCACAATACTTTACCATTTTATCCTACTCTTGTTGCAGATATTCTTCCGATAACACTTGGGCCCGTTCCTCCCGACCAAAGGGCTTTAAGCTACTAAAGCTCTTTTTAGAGGGATTGTTAAACATTATTTACCATTAGTGAACTTGATAGCCGCAAAACCATGTTGGATAACCAGTGCCTAAATAAGCCCCTCCGGATCCGTTTACAGGTGTAAATTTACCTGCCCCTCCCCCCTGAGCAACAACTTTGAACACACATGTATCTCCTGCTGTCATGCTTATTAAACCAGATATGTTTAAACCTGTTTGTTGACCTGCAGTATAATTGGCATTGGTATTCAAACTATAAGCTGTAGCCACTAGCGTAATTGCAAAATATGGCGCATCGGGGCCCGAACTTGCACCGCCAAAATAAACACCTGCACTAAAATAATACAAGCCTGTATTGGGAGCGGTAAACGTCCCTGTGGAGTTGTTGTAGTTCGAATCTTTATCAAAATTCACAGTATCGCAAATGACTTGGTAAACAGTTCCGTCACCTGTTACGTTAGCTACAGCTGTTGAAAGGTGAGCCATGAAAGCAGGTCCTACACCGTAGGTTCCTAATTGACCTGTTGTGGTATTGATAGTAACCAATTGACCATTTGTAATTGTGTTATTTGTAATACCGGAGATATAGCAAGCTGATTGACTATTACCAATCCTTGTTACGCCATTATCACCTGTAACACCGATATTATTGATTAGGACATTACCTGTCTCAGTGCCTGTATAAGCTGTAGCACTATCATAACCTATGCAAACGTTAAAACTGCCATTGCAACCACCGGCAACTGAGTCGCCAATATAAGTATTAAAACTACCTGTAGATGGTCCTCCGGTATCTGCTCCGATAGCAACGTTGCCGCTACCAGTAGTAATGTTACTTAAAGCAAATATCCCTAAACTTACGTTGCTAGTTCCGGTTGTTAAAGATGGTAAACTAGATCCTAAATTAAGGTTGCCAAAACCAAAATCCAGCTTAAGCTCTGAGGTACTGCCCGCAAAAACAATAGTTGAGTTAGCTGTGACGATGTTAATGTTATTAGCTGTTGGGCTTTGTGCTCCGCCTGTGTTGCCTGTTAAGGTTTCAACATTGCCGCCACCACCGCCACCGCCTGATCCGTTGCCTACATAAACTTGACTCATACTAGATGTACCTGCATAAATTCGATATAAACATTACCTGTTGGAGTTCCTGGAGCGCTTCCATTCCAAGAAATAAAGATAGGAGTATTAGCCGGAAACATTAAATTAGAACTTGTTGGACTGTTAGTCCGAATGTCATAAGCAGATCCTGAGCTAGCAGGAAATCCCCAAATAGCCGTAGTTCCATTAATGCTTATTAAAACATCCCCGTTAGTGCCGTTTTTAACAGCTGCTAAAGCAACCGGATGTGTAGTTAACACAACTTCAGCAAATGTTGTGGTGATAGCAGAAGCTGCCACCACCGTTAAAGTTTGAAACTGCGCTTGCCCTGACCAAGTCATGTAAACCTCTAGTTAAGTACTATGCCTGTAAATGTGATGTTAGCAGTTGTTGTTGAAGCGCCTGTTCCGTTTGTAACCACAATCACAGATGAACCGGCAGAGTTTGTCACGCTTTGGATTGACAATGCAGATCCGCTTGTAGCACCTACCATTGTGTATTGAACATCAGTTGTAGATCCCGTAATTGCTGAGTTTGTAATCGTAAACGATTGTGTTGCACCGGCTGCAATGCTTACACCTGAGAAAGTAACAACAACAACTCTACCGTTAGCAGTTTGAGGCGATGCCCCTGCTGCAACAACTGTCGGTGTTGTTACAATGCCTGTGCCTGCACCGGAAATAGTTAAGTTGCCTGTAACAGTTGCAGGGCCTGGAGTCACTAATGGGTTTGCCAATGCAAGAGTAGTTGTTCCGGCAGATGTTGTAGCAGTGATTTGATTTGTTGTGCCAGCAATAGCAAGGATTGCGCCTGTCGAAGAAACACTTTGAACCCAAGTTGCTGATAAAGTCCCACCCACACTAGACAGATTCAACAAAAACCAAACACCGTTGCCAGGCCATACCCACTCTTGCCCAACAAAGTAGTTCACATCGGTTGCAGCAGGAGCTCTAACATCATAATGAGGATAAGATGGCCCTTGACCGTTTGTTGATCCTATCGCAATTCCGTAAAGGTTTTGATTTGGTTGAAATCCCACAGTGAACTCCTATTTTTAATTTTACATTCAATTTAAGTATTTTATTCTTTTTAAAATAGGCAAAACTTAAATAAAAGATTATGGATTGAATTTAATCATTAGATTAAGTACTATCAAGTAAAACAGGGTGGTTAGCAGAGGTAAGGTCTGCTCGAGCTCTGGCCTGGTGAGCTGAGGACTGACCTGGCAAGTTCAGGTGAGGTCAGCTGAGGCGTGACCTGGTGGGGTGAGGATTGATCTGGAAAGTTAAGCCAAGATAGGGCGAGGCGTGATTGGGTTCGGCAGAGTGAGATGTGGTTAGGCAGGACTAGGTGAGCTCAGGTGTGTTTCGGCTCGTTTTGGACCGGAGCGACAAGGTTAGGTAAGGATTTTTTTACATGGAGGTTTAACATGGATCGTTTTTTTGAAACTATAATTAACATGACTGTTGGAGCCGGTATTTACCTTTTTGGTGCACACCAAGGGGAAAAACAAGCTCGCAAAGACATTGAAGTTCAACTGCAACAAGCAGAAATCAATGAGCTAAGAAAACAATTGAATGAATTAAAAAATAGAAAAAATTAAGTCAAACAATAGCTAAGATTATTTCTTAGCTTTTTTTTGTTTTTTTAACTTGTCGATGATAGCTCTAATCAAATTTAATTTTTTTAAATTTTCAAAATCTTTATTGTTCATTTTTAGGTTTTTTCTTTTTAGGTTTTTTTTCTTTAGGTTTTTTCTTTTTAGGTTTTTTTCTTAATTTTTCCCAATAGTCGTATAATGTTTCTAGCTTATAGTAATTGGGATTTGGTGGCTGACCTTTTGCAGCTTTTTTGTATTTAGGATCTTTCAAGATTTCTTTGTGAAAAGCAGCCCCTAAAGATCGTCTATCTTCTTGTGACCAAGCGCCATAAATATTTTGTCCCTTGGTTATCGGTATACCCATTTTGTTAGCTATACGATAAACTTTATCAGGATCAACATCGTAATATTTATAAGTTGAGCCGTCGTGAAATTGGACATACATTTCAGCATCTTTAGGGTTATATAGAAATAAAACTATATTTGAAGATTTATCTACTTCCGGTATGTTTAAGATGTTTTGAACAGCTTTTATAATTTCTTTATCAGTTTTTACATAATCATCTTTACGATAACTTTTTTGCTTTCCATTAACATCGGCAATTATCCCTTCTTTACCTTCAAATTCAATCTCTCCTGGGCCATTAGGAGTAATTACTACATCTTTTATTTCTTCAATAGGTATTGGTTTAGGCGCTGATTTTTGGGCAGCCTCTTGGCTTTCTTTTTCTTCTTTTTCTATAACGCGTTCAATTTCATTTGAACTCTGTTCTTTTAAAGCTACTTGTCCAATAGGTGTGCTTATAAAATCAACATTTGGATATATTTTTTGCAACAACCTAACCCAATCTTCATTATCCAAAACACCGATAGGATTTAAAGTATTTTCAGGTGCATAATTATTTGTAATTTCACGTTTAAAATCTTTATCGTTTAAATCCAACAAATCCAACATGTTTTGCGGAACATCCGATTCGTTAAACTCATTTGTTTTCTTAGCTTTTGTTAAAAAGATTTTTACATCTTTAACAAGCTTTTGCATGTCTTTTGTGTCAGAAGAACTTAAATCAAGAATTTTGGTTTTGTTGTTTGATTTTGTTTTTTGCAGCTTGTTTTGGTTTTTGGAAACTTCAGTTGGCAAAGCCGTTTCTTTCTTTAACAAATCATTAAAATCATTGTTTTGGTTGTTTTCTTTTACAGCTCCAGCAGTTCTTTGCGGCTCTGTATGCAACTGTTCTTGCCTTCCATAACCTCTTTCAAACCTTTCAATTTCTTCATCAATGAGAGATTGTTTTCTTTTTTCTTCAGCTTGTTTAGCCTGCACTTGCTGTTGGTGTTGCTGGTATTGTTGTAACGCTTGATCATGGCCTTGTTGAGCTTGTTGCTGATGCACAACAACCCCATAATCCTGGATAGCTTGTTCAAAGCCCCCGGGAGCTCTATCTAAAACAGCTAACTTGTTTTTTGGTAGAGTTTGTCTTAAGAGCTGCATTACAGCAGCAGGAGCGAGCCCCGATGTAATTGCAGATGCAACCTGTTTACCAATACCGATATTTTCAATGATAGCTACGTTTTGCTCAGGGTCATGCTCATAAGGCGGGATGATTGGTGTATTAGGTGTGCCTAACGCATTAGGAGCCCCTCCTTGAGGAGATCTAGGCCTTGGACCACCCTGTGTAGGTGCAGGGCCTTGCGGTGGTTGCTGGGGATTGTAAGGCAATTGTTTTTGAGCAGCTCCCGGCAACTGTGGCGGCGCCCCTTTTTGCCTTTGCGGTGAAGCCGGTAATATTTCACTAGGATAGATAGCTCTATTTCTGTTTTGATAGTAATACAATCCTGCAGCAATGGCTCCTGCAGTTCCAACGGCTCCTATCAATCCTGTTTTTTGATTAAGATCTTTAGATTTTTCACTTTTTCTTCTTTTTTCAACCTCAGTCAAATAACCCGTAAACTCTTGTTTAGGAGGTTTATTGGGATCGATAAATTTCTTAAGCACAGTATCAGCGGTATATCCAATAAGCAAAGCTTGATCTATCCGTTTTGCATATTGAGGATATTGACGAGCTATTTGATTTAAGATAGCTCTAGATGAATATCCGCTAGCTAATGCTTGTAAAATTTGAGATGCCATTATCTACCTCTAAGATTGAGTCCATATAAAATCTTTTGCAATCTATCTAATGGAGGTTGTTTTAACAAATCTTTAACTGTTTGCTGCTCTTCGTTGTACTCAAACTCACCTTCATATTCCATTTTGCTAAGCTCATCTAAAAAGATTTCGTGATCCACGCCTTTGTCTTCTAAAGCTTTTCTAAAAAGAAGAAGATTCGTTGCAGGGTCAGCCGTTAAAGTATCTCGAATTGTCTTTCTTATTTGCTGATCTTGTTGAGGTGTATATCTATCTTCAAAAACTGTATAGGCATTCTTAGGTTTTGTTACGAATTCGGTAGTCTTTTTCATTTCCGGCAATTGAGCCACTTGTTTAGATGCTGTTTCACCTAAAGAGGATAAAATAGTTTCTCTCTCTTCAGGATAATAGCCTCTATCTTCCAACAGAGTACGAGCAAGTCCATAAAAACCTTTTTCCAAAATAGGCTTTAAGTCAGCTCTTAGTGAGGCTCTTTCCGTTTCAGCTTTAACTGATGTGCCTAAAAGATCGGATTCAATCTTGTTAAACGCTCTTCTTGCAGGTAGATGATTTTTTATGTTTTCTACATCATTCTTAAATTTAATAGCTTCTTTGGTAAGTTTCTTTTCTGCATCAGCAGGACTTAAGTTTTTTTCTTCAGCAATCTCTTCGCCTCTTTTAGCAAAATATTCTTGTATGTCAGGCGTTGCATCAGCCATGTAATTTAAGATTTTTTCTTTGCCTAAAGTTCCATATTTTTCTTTGTATGCTGTTAACTCACGATTTTCTAACTTGGTGTCATAATTGTATTGTTTGTTATCTTCGTTGATATTTTTAACCAATTGCAGGGCTTCTTCTAACTGCATTGGTATATTTTGTTCGTTATAGTACCTTTGCAATCTTTTAGCTTCTTCGTTAAGCTCGAGGGGATTTAAAACAGGTCTTAATTCACCGGTAGTCTGTTGTTGAGGTAACAGCGTAGATTTAAACGGTGCGTTCTCTCTTGCTTTAGCACCTTTTAGAGAAGGCGTATTTTTTACCTCTTGCTGAGGTTGCATTTGCCCTTGTTGAGTTGTTTGATCGCGGGTTAAGTTTGCATTTTGATCCGCTTGAGCTTTTTTTCTAGCCATTTCATATTTAAGCTCATTTGCAAGCAATTGTTGTCTAGTTGCAGGATCTTGGATGCCTGCCAAATCTAAACCGGTTCTTTTTTTAATAGCTTCGTTTTCTCTGGCTATACTTTGATAATCAGCAAGATGTTGAACGCCTTGACTTACACCTGCGTTAAGCCTATCAACAAACGTAGGCTTTTTATTTATCTGAAGCATCGGAATCATATTACATAAATCCTTGTGTTAAACTCGGTGTGTTATTTATACCTTGCCAACCTTGTAATCCTGCTGTACTGTTTCCACTCCAGCTAGATGGCAATCCTCTAGCCAAAGCAGACAAATCGCCACCGCCTGACATGCCCCCGCCTCTACCGCCAAAAGCATTGCCTACGCTGCCGCCAAGGCTAGCCCCTTGCAGTGCACCGGCAGGGCCTCCAATGATACCGCCGCCAATAGCTCCAATGCCTGCGCCTATCAAACCAGGAAGCCCGGAGGATGTGTCTTTTTCATACAGGTTACGCAAGTAAGGCCTTTGTCCCAAAAGCTCACTGCTAAATCCTCTAAGATCCATAAGAGCTTGTCTTTGCAATGCCTGACGATTAGCTTGTAATTGCATAGCAAAGTCACTAGCTGCTTGAGATTGAGAATTTTGAAATCCACTGCCTCTACGAGCTCCCATGCCAGAACCAGAAAAACGAGAAGCATTTTGACCTTGAAACTCTTGAAACTGCCTCATTGCAGGAGCTTCTATCTGGTTAAAAATATCCTGATCACCAGAAGCTAAACGAGATAAATAGCTGTTAGGCCCAACATAAGAAAATTGCTGATTGTAAAGCTGCATTTGCTGAGGATCAAATTGAGCTAGGCTTGCAACTCGATAACCTGATGGGATCTTCTCCTTAAAAGGCTTAGCACCGGTTGCAGGGGATCCTTGTAAATTCTGTCCTGATGCTCCATAGAAACTCATAAACGACCTCGTTTTTTCCACAGAATATCAATTAATTTGTTAATGGTATATTAATTTTAAAATTGAGAAAGCCACGTCAATACAATAATTCCTGAAACTATTGTTGGAGCTCCGGCCCCTGATTGAATGACAATATTGGTAGGAGTTATATAGAAAGTAACTTGACCTGCGATGGTTGCACTGCCGGCATAGATTACACCATAGTAATTAGTCCCATCGGTAAAGCTACCGTAAGTTGCAGGAGAAAATAAAGCTACAGCCGCAAAGTTAATCCCATGCGGAATACTTCCCGCACCTGTGAATGTATATATCTGTCTTAAGGTTTGTTGTTTGGTGGGTTGACCTTTAATGTACCATGTTTCGCCTGTTATAGTTGGATAATTAACTGCAAAAATACCGATGGTCCTTGCGTTAACTTTAGAAGCTATATCGATATAAGCATGATCAGATTGGTTGGCTAATTCCTTAAGGTCATCATTAGGGAATTGCCTTTGTTCTCTGAGGTAAGGAGCTTGTTGTAGTAAGTTACCCATTACGCTAAATGCGGTCCTCTATCTATGGTTAATTGCATCCCGTGCAAAGTAATCTCACTTGTCGCATAAGTTAAATTTCTCATCTGAGCATCGCTTAAGGTAATTCCAATTTGTACAGAATCACCAATCAAACTCGTGTTAAACCTATGCCATATTTGGTATTGGTTTTCAGCTGTTGGCATTTGTAGATTCACATTAGCAGGCGTTAAACCAATGTTTGTACTTTCAGGACAGGTGTACATAATCTGAGAATAGACTAAACCATTAGGAGGAGGATTGACCATATTACTATTGTAAGCATTGTCAGGATCTTGGCTTAGGTAAAGATTAACAGTAACTTGAGAGGAAGCTGTATAGTCCATTAAGTATTTTTGAACTGATAATCTTAATTGTCTTCCTTCGTTCCAGTAAAAAGGAAACTGTCTAGTTTGTAAAAGAGGTTGAGACAACCTCGTAAAGGTCCCTAATCCTAAATAAGTCCCTGCCGGAAAAGGCAGATCTATTACAAAGTTATTGGCATCTATAATTTTTACCACTTGTCCAACGAGATTGTTGATAGATGTTGTCCCTAAACAACCTGTAATAAACAAATAATCGCCTGTTCCTGTGCCTGGATTTGAAGCCGTTACACAATGGTTTGTAGATGTTATCTGAGTATTGCCATTGTAATCACTAATTGCTTGAATGGTTCCTGAAGGTGCTTCACCTGTTCCTTGACCAATGATTAACACATATCCTTGTGGATTGCCTGCAATGATATTTGTAAATAAAGCTGAAGATGATCCCGAATTCCAAGGCTCTCTCCACACTGACCAAGATGCAAATCCTGTGGTCTTCCAAGTCCTTTTTATCTGCGGTCTGTATCTACCATGGGCAGTGAAATTCTCATACAAAACAGCCCAAGTGTTGTCTCTATAATTAAACAAAAATGTCTGTGTAGGAAACTTCCAAGGGCTATTGTTTACAGGATAAGAAAAATAGATCCATTCTTTAAAAAAGTCTCTAATTGCATTAACTCTTAGCACGCCATTGTTAAGAGATTGTACTTGGAAAACACTATCGGGGATCTCAAGATCTATTCTTTGAGAGCTTTGTTGATCTGTCATAGATATTCCGTAAGGGCCAAGATCAATAGCACCCTTATCTAAAGCAACAGCTGAAAAAGTTGAAGAAGAAGGCAATTCAGAGTTAATATTGAAAAAAAGAAAAGGTTGCAGATCATTACCAGTATAAACAAATCGTGTTTTTCTGCCATCTCCTCCAAACCCCACTAAAAGAACATCTTCGTTGTTGCTTACGGTTGTAATTGGCTGTGAAATACCTGCGGGAAGATAACCTCCTGCACCAGTCTGATCTACATAATAAGCAATGATATTAAAAGTTTCACCTGTAGGAACAGGAGCTGCATAATATGGTGTGCCGTTCCAACTCCATAAAGCCGTATCAGAAAGTTGTATTGCATTTCCCGTGCTTGTTTGTATGTATGGACTAAAAAAGATAAGCCTATCTTTAAAAGGCACAATAGCCAAAGCCCCCACAAGGTAATAAGTGCCTGCAGTTTCGTTATCTATAGAAACAGTACCTGCAGTTAATGGAGGAGCAAAATTAACCCATCCCAAGCCTGTGTTTGTCGGTAACCCTGTTCCATTTGTAGGATCTCCATCATACCATTTAATGCCATCTTGTCCCGGTATGGTATTTGTTAACAGTTGAGCTATTCCACCGCCGGTCACTGTTTGAGCTGTTGCAAAAGTAACTACATAGTTTCCAGCTGCTGCTCCTGCAATGCTTGAAACAGTTCCTGTTATGTTGTTAACAGTAGATCCTGTGAATTCATTAAACCAAAGTTTATCACCAACAACAAGCGTTGTAAAATTGACGCCAAGATTTTTTAGATTAAACGTAACTGTTGTAGATCCGCTTCCTGAAACATATGTAGCAGTTACAAAGTTAAATCCCGGTTTATTGTTGGTAGCCCACAAAGCCCCTGAATAGTTTGTAGTCCAAAAAAGTTGATAATCAGCTCCTGACCAAACAAAAGGTATATTTGTGCCTTTGTAATAATTGACATTATAAAAAAACACAGACGTTGAGCTTTGGTTGATTTGATAGCTATTGGTAGTGTCAAAGGCCATCAAAAGGGGATAAAGCATGTTAACGCCGGGAGCTACAAAATCCCTAAGCCCCATCACAGGATTACCTGGAAAATAGCTAAAAAAGCCTGTTAAAGGCCCTACAGTTGCGCCGGTTATTGTGACAGTACCTGTGGCATAGTTTATAGTTCCTGTGCCGCCTAAAGAGCCTGTAAGCGTTCCATTGGGTATCGTAGGCTCTGTATATGTTTGTCCGCTTACAACAAAGCTAATAGATCCCGGAGTGATTGTTGAGGTTGTCGGCAATCCTAAATAGGTTATGAGGTTAACAGCACCGCCAACTAAAGCTATTGGTCCATCTTGCCACGGTAAAGCTCCTGACGCTACAGACTGAACTTGAATTTCCAACTGACCTAAAAAGATAGTTCCTCTTTTACGTTTAGCTCTTCCTCTCCAAGAGTAAAAATTAAACATCGTAGGAAAAGCATCATTATCAATAGCAAATGGAAGCCTATCAAGTTTTAAGCCTTTGGAGAAGTTACCTATGAACAGTTGGTCAGGCATTAATTACCTATAGCGATAAATGTAACTTGCGTAATCCCTGAAGAAGTGTTCCTGTAATTAACGCCAGTTTGATTAAAGTTAATTACATACACTATATCTACGTTGGAATTAGTTCTTATAGGTGTTTGCACGACAGTAAAACAATTTGTGGGAAAGCCTGTGGGGAAATTGTAAGAACCGGTACCGGACGTGACAGTTGCTATACCCCATTGGAACATTAAACCGTTAGACAATCTAAAATATCCTGGGTTTGCAAATTGGGTTAATAGAGCACCCACTAATTCATAATTTTGAACTGCATTTTGCCAATAAGGTTTTGAAACACCACCTGAAAAAAAGGGATAAAAAGTTGAAACTCCTGAAGCTATTCCCGGAGTAGCCACATTAGCATTAAAGTTAAGAAGAGTATGATAACCTCCGTTAGGAGTGTTAAACCCAACATGGTTAATAGGGATAATAGAATTTATCGATGCATTGTTAGTTTGCATGATCGGTTGATCATCACCAGGATCGTTAGGTTGATTAGGAATGTTAGGGTTAAACGTAAATGTCATATTGTAGATCCGCCTATGTTGTTAAAACCTGATTGTCCTTGATTTAGCCCTTGGCTGTAGATCGTTTGTGTTCTTGAGCTTGTCCATTGTCTTTGAGATCTCTTCCAAACAAGCAATTCTTGCTCTTTAAAAAGAGGCTCATAAAACATAAACTGCTCTGTATCTCCTGTATCTGCAAGGATCTTTCTAGCAGCTCCTCTAGCTATATATTCTGCCATGTATCCAAACGGAATAGCAGCCCCTGTATTGAAAAAAGCTGCAGGAGATAGATAAGCATCCAGCTCAACAATGTATTGCGTATCCGGAGGACTTCTGAGCGTTATAATGTTATTGTAAAACAGAAGTGTTCTTGGCAAACCACATTGGAAATAATAACAAGTGCCGCTGATGTCAGCTCCTTCGGGAATGGCTGAAGGAAAATACACATTTGAAACAGTGCCCGTTATGTAATTAACCACGTTTTGAGTTGTGCTATAACCATTAGGTAAAGCTACAGAACCGTAAGGAGCTAAACCGGGAGACATTAAAAGGCCTAAATTAGCATAGTTAGTGCCTGCAACTTGAAGGAATTGTCCAGAATCTTGAACAATAATGTTGTTACCGTTCACATCTATGGACGTTAAGTAAACAGCAGGAATAATACTTGTGGTTGGGATAGCTGTATTGATTGTAGTCCCAAAGTAAGGATCTTGATTGCTGCCTGTAGCTATAATGCCTGTAATATCAACATGCCCTCTTAAGATGTATTGAAAAGGAGGGTTAAGAGGGTTAGAGTTATTAGGTGTAATAGGAAAAGTAAGAGTGTAAGGTCCCGCTGATCCATTACCTGTGCCTACGACATTAAGTTGCTGAGTAACATTTGGGTAAATATTAAAAAAGGACTCTTTCTGAGTTTGAAAAGGCACTTGTATCCCGTTAATGTAAGCAGGGCCTAAAAAACCCTGATACACAGGATAAATGCCAATATCTTGAGAATTAGGAACACCCGGAGTTTCTGACTGTACAGAATACAAAGGCATATTGTACTGATCAACCCCGGGTTGTGTCACAAACTGGTATTTAGTTTTAAGATCAAATAATTGCATCCTAGCGTCAACATCCATGATCCAAAATCTATTGATGTAATCAATAATCAAGGCATCAGTGATTTGAGAGTCCGATGGACTTTTGATGATTCGACGTACATATGTAATAACTGAACTTAAAAAATTCATTAAAACCCGCTTGCATTCATGAAAATAGATCTTTTCTTAGAAACAGGAATAGCATCTAACCTTTGAACAGTTGTGTCTACAGCCATAGCACCATAAGCAGTTCCAAAATTTGAAACTTCTGTAACTTGATTAGTCATTTTAAGTCTGTGGTAAGTAGATCTTTTTATCTGTTCTGCAAGATACCTTGGACCCCAGACAGGTTTGTTAGTCGGCACTATCCAATATTCTGCAGGCAAACCAGGATAAGGTTTTGTCCAAACATCAATATCATCGCCTATGATTTCTCTGTGTTCTGCTATGAAATTAACATATTCTTTAGCATGTTCATAGTCTGATCTAAATCTTTCGTTGAATTTTTCAGTAGATGCTACTTTCCTAATGGGTTTTAGATAAATATCTTTAGCTTTATCTAAATCTTTACTGGAAAGTTTAGTTTGAGGTTCAACATCTTCTTTAGGCGCCTGATTCATGCGGTCTAACGTTAAACTTTTAACGTTTTCATCAAATTGTTTGAATTGCTCTTCTGCCTTTACCAATTCATTATCTACTTTTGCTTTTGCCATAGTTACCTACACGGGTGAAATATTAATAAAAGAACCTGGAATATAGGTTCCTTGATTTACCCTACCAGAATTATTAATAAAACCATTATTGATTTCTCCAACTGCAACAATTTGAGCAGGTGTTGGAGTGTTTACAGACACATAAGGGTTGCCGCCGCTTGAAAAGATCGCTAGTTCAACTTGGTTGCTTGATGGTAGAGAAATCACATATCCAGTCTTTTGATTCAACTGAAAGCATTTAAATGCTTCAGGGATAATCAGTCTAACCAGCTGTCCTATAACGTAATTCATATTAATCGTGGTTGTAACAATAGTAGTGACGCCTAATGTGATGTTAGAGATTGTAAATAGACTAGGTTGATAATTTTGAGGTTGCGGTGTTGGATTGTTAAAAGGTGGAATTGGACCGCCGGGAAGTGGAGGAGAAGCCATTTTTAACCTAAAAGGGGGAAGTTTTACCTTCCCCCTAAAATACCATCTAATAAGTAATACTTACTAGTTGAAATCAACAACATCTTAAGTATTGACGTCGTGTAAATAAGCACGCCAGTAAATCACATCAGCGGAAGTACCGGAAATGCCTGAGCCAATAATGAAACCTTGGAAGGTTGCATTAATGTAAGCACCTTGGATGGCAGGACCGTTGATGGTGTTAACTGCAGCAGACACACTGCCTTGATATCCATTATACACTTGAGGAGATGGATAAAGCTGGGAACCAGAAGAGATCTGGAGGCCGCCTGTATTGACATCGCCAACAGGAATAACTTGAGGATATTTAAGTCCCGGGAAGCTTGCAAAGGTTTGGTTGCTGTTGTAAGCCGTATAAGCAGAACTGTTAATATTAACCACAAAGTTAGTGCTGTCTGTAACTGAAATTACATAACCGTATATTGGAGATCCAGGAATTACCACGTTTGGCAATTCATTAAGCTGTGTTGTGCCCCAAGCTGTAGGAATATGAAAACCAACTTCTTGACCAACAACAACGTTAGACGGTGCTGTAGTTTGAATGGTAGTTGTTGTTCCTAAAGTAATAGCACTAATAACTGCTTGTCCCGGAGCATAAAGCGCAGGGTAAAGCACTTGCTTAAAGGATGCGTTAGTGTTCAAACCACCGGTTGAAATTGCCGTATAGTTTGATTGGTTGGTATTCCAGTTGATAGTAAACGTAGTTGTAGACGGAACTGTAACAACTTCGAAAGGAATGCCAGCAATTTGCTGCATGCCTGTCGTAGTTGTTTGATACAAGTTCTGAAATACAACAACATCACCAACAACTAAACCGTGAGCTGCAGTTGTTGTAACAACAGGAGCTGTTGAGTTTTTTGTGATACCGCCTGAAGCACCTAAAAAGACTGTAGGCCCATACTGCAAAGCTAAACCTGCTTGGACAGTCGTGAAACCTGTACCAGCTGTTAAGCCTGTGCTTGTCAGGCCTGTGGATCCTGTTGGACCAATAAACTGAGCTCCGGTGCCAAATGTGCTAAGCACAGCGGCGCCTTGACCCATATCAGTCATCCAAGAAGCACTGGTAACACCGGCACCAGCCACAAGTCTTGTTTGGTTATCAATAGCAATATAGTTAGGAATAAAAGGCAATATAACAGCTGTTGCACCGCCTGTAGACGTAACCTTACCGCTAGCCATTCTAGAATATTCAGCCATACTATACCCCCAATGCGCTTAAACGAGTTGAAAGCAAATTACGTATAGCTGTGTCTTGCGTAATCGCTTGAGCTTGGGCAAACTTAACTGCCAAAGTAGCGTTTTGAGCAAGCATACCAGAATAGTAAGGATCTCTATAAATCAAGTTCATAGAGTAACCGTCTTGGTTGATGTGTGTAACTGCTTGTTTGCCGACAACTGTGTTATAATACACGTCTTGACCGTTAGCAGATGCACCACGAGCTACAGGAGCTTCAGAGCTTGTCAAAACTCTTATGTTATAAGCAGAACCATACTCAGATGGTAAAGCTGAAGCATTTGTAGGATAGTTCCATTGGTTCAAGAATCCTTGACCAACAAGACCATCAAAATCAGTTTGCAGCTCTGTAGACGCCAGCATAAAATAAGCTGAACGTACAGGGCCTGTACCAAAACGGTCCATCCCTTCAATACCGGACATGAACTTATAGGCATTGTTAGTATCTAGCGTAGTAGCAACTAAGCTAAAATCAGACATGCCTAAATTTGTGGGATTATCCCCGTTAGAACCCGCACCGGCCATGATCTGGCTAGCGGCAGAAACGATGTAATCTCTTAAAATCAAATCCTCAGCTTGACGCATTGCAACGGCAAGTCTTTCAGAAACCCAAGCTAATACGCCTTCTTGGTCTTGTAAAATGACCTGCTCGTTAATAATAACGCCTGTACCAAAAAACGCCATCTGAGCGTCTATGATATCTCTTTGAGGCACTTGTGCTGGGGGATCAATCCCCGAGTTACCCAACTGAATAGTGGGCGGTTGTAATGCGCGCGGGCGCATAAATCTGCAAGTAGTACCGCCGTTTGCAGGCATCGATACTTTGTCGCAGATTGTAATGTAATTCATCGTGGGAGTTGGCACGTAGAGCATTGCAGGCGCTAAAGACTGCAAAATCATAGGGCCAAGATTCCCGGTTGTCGTAATCGACATAGGAAATCACCTACAAAGTGTGATTTACGTGATATGATGATCAGTACACGAGCTTAATTTACGTTGTTCTCGATCATATCTTGAGTGGATTTTGATTAAGAAAAGTATTGTATGCTTTCAAACGAAAAACTTTAGTTTTTACCTTCAAGTTTTTTATCAAAACTCATCATGCAAATTCCAGGAAACCGGAACAGGTTCTAATTTATCAACAAACCTTATCTTAAGTTTGTTTCCATTTTTTAAGAGGTTTTTTGCATTTTATGCATTCAACACAATTCACACATAATCCTATGAAAGATGCGAACCTTCCTAACGCGATTTGGCATTTAACTCTTGCCTTGAGAACTTCAATATAAAAATTTAATTAATTTTGAGTCAATTTGATTGTTAGATTGTATTAGGTAAGTTTTTTAAGGAGAATATCCACAAAAGGGACAAAAACTTATTTTTATTTTATCAGAATCGCAATGGCAATTACCTTCTATTTTTAAATGTAAATTTCCGATGTCCCAACCATATTCAATGCATTCATAAGTGTATCGATTTTCAAAAGTACATTTATGCTGAATTGGATCTGCAACTTGCTCGTAATTGCCATTTGGCATCATTTGCATTATCGTTTTCAATTTGGTTTCCTTGTGATATCTGTATGGTTTTCTTATTACATGATTTTTTAATTACATCTTATCCTTATACATAAGGACAAAAACCGCCTTTTCTATCCTTGTAAAACAGGAAAGGCAGTTTTAAATACTACTAATTTTGTTAGTAGTATCTACAGTCTTAGCTTACTTTTGAGCTCTTGCATTTTTGCGTAGGCGTTTTTTTGTCCAACAGGTGAGAAATCTCCTGCGGCAGCATATGGGGCAGCAGCTATACCGGAAGGTTGGTAATAAGGAGATTTTCGATTAGCATCTATCTTATCTTGGATAGTTTGTTGTTTAACCTCTGGTTTATCTAAGCCTAAAGCTTTAATGTTTTTGTACACCAATTTTTGTCTTTCAAACCCTTGAGGCATCTCTAAGATGGTCTCTGCAAGCTCAGGATCTTTTAACATAAGCTTTTCAGCATGCTGCATGAGCACATCCTCAAAGTCAGGGTTATTTCTTAACCAATTGGCCTTACGTTCTTCTGCAATAGCTTGACGAACTGCTTGCTGCACTTCTGATTGAGTTTGTTGTTTAGTTTTTTCACCAAACTTAGCAAGCTTCTTGTTAAGTTTTTTTACATCCACATAAGGTTCGTCAGTATCTTCTTCCTCTTCTTCGTACTGTTGTTCCCTTTGAGATTCTTGCACTTTTCTTTCTAGCTCTAAACGAGCTTGTCTTTCAGCTTCTAGCTGCCTTTGGTATTTAGCTTCCAGCGCACGGAAGTTTAATTCTTTGTCGCTTGGTTTGTGATCGGTTTGTACTTGATTTTGATCTAGGGGAGCTGCCATATTTATCCTTTCCCTTAACGTAGGGTTGACGGTTGGAATTAACCGTAATTTAATAATAATTAGCGATTAAAGACAATATAGATAAAGCATAATGAATTTGAAAGATGATATTTATGGAGAAATGGAAGTTTATTTAGAAGCTTATAACTACTGCGAATTCCTTTATGAAAAAGGTTTAATCGATCTAAGCCTAAAAAATGAGTTGAAAGATAGAATTAAGCAAAAAGAGAAAAAAAAGCATATATTTGTAACGAAGCCTTTTAAAACTTGCGACGCGATAGGAGAAACTTTATACGATTTTATGAAAGTCTTGAGAGAAAGAGGAATAATAGCTGAAATAAATGCCAGGAAAGTCCAATGAAGCTGGACATATTAGACACATACGATAGATACAAGCATTTCACTAAACAAGGATTTGATATAGCCGAATGTTGTCAAAATTTAATAGATCAAAGGCCTTTTGGTGAGCATCCTTTCTATATTTTTGCACATGCAAGGACTGATGATGATGGAGTGACTAAAAGGTTGATATGGCAGCCTAGACTCACTAAACCTAAAGCACAGACAAATAGTATGCTTTTTAAGGCTTACCCCGGAACTGATCACATCAAAGTAATTTGGATGATACCGGCAAGAGAGCTTTGGGAGTCTTTCCAACAAAACAAGTTAACAGAAAACAAAACAGTGTTGGAAAGCATTGATAACTTTTTACATCACAGAAAAAAACTAGAAGCCAAAGAAGATGATGACTTAAGCGATGACAAAATAGATACCATCTATAGAAACATAAGCATATCAACTACAGCAAAAAAGAAATTATTTAAATTGGAAACATTGTGAAACAAAGATGGATTAGATTATTTAACATATATGGTAGAGATGATTTAGAAGAAAAGCTAAACAAGTTTCTCGCTCAATATCCCGATAGTGAAATTAGAGTTTGGAATGACAAAAGTCAATTCTGGTGTGCCTCTGTAATCTATTCTTACCCAGAAAGCTTTACAAATTTCAAGCCAGAGATCGCGGAGGAGTCTTAAGCTTTTTGGGAGTGATTTCTTGCATTCCCATCCCATCACGCATCCGACCTAATTTGGCTTTAATGCCGGTGCCGTAATAGTCTCCCATGCCCATAGATGAATGGTTAACATGCCAATCACCTGATGTGTTTTTAGAAGGTTTTGTATGGGCAGGGATGTTAGCCTTTTTCATCGACTTCCATGGCTTTGACTTTACCCATTGGCATAGTAGGCACTGTTTCTTTAGGGTTGCCCTTGTGACCAACAGGTTGTTTATGGCCAACACCGTAATGCGTGCCGGCATTAACATAACAAGATGATCTTTGATCATATTGAGGACAACGAAAATCCCAAATAGATTCTGGTTTGCCATCTATTGGTTTATCTTTAGGTCTTTGATTTTTGATGGCAATAGGATCGTTAAAACCTGATTTGGGCATATTGTACCTATAATAACATTGGCTTTTTAGTTTCTCATGCCGTCTTTACGAGCATGTGATTTAACTTTAGCTTTGCCCATTTCTTGCTGACGACGGATCATCATCGAGGTGTCTTCATAAGACATCAAAGATCCTGCACCTTCAGCAGACGATTCATTTTTAACTTTATGCGGGCCGTCAGGAAATACAGTGTCTTTGCCTTTTGGACCTGCCCAAAAAGAATGGTCGTCAATTCTTTGACCACCGGACTTGAAACTGCCTCTTGAGCTGTCGTCGTGTTGTTTCATAAAAACCTCTAAGTGTAACTTTTTATGTATAATAATCTTTTATATATGATTTGGCAATAAAAGAAAAAGGAGGATTCACAACAGGGATTACATGCTTAAGAGTCTTGGTGTTGATAATAAATTTGGATTGAATGTTTGCTTAAACGTTTTTTTTACCTTCAGGGTATTGTTCCAAAACATCTTCTTTTGATACCCAAATTCTTTGCATTGGCATGCACTGAATCATACGGTCTTTGATAAACAACTTTCTGATTTTTCTGTATAATTGTCTTAAACCTCTTTTGCCGTAAACAATAGGATGTTTGATGCGGAACATAGCCCTGGACCATTTAGTGCCGCCAATCAAATGCCAAGGATCTAGAATCCTAACGCCTTGAGCAAATTTCACACCGATGGTGGCATTTTGAGCTTCTGGTTTGTAAGGATTTGACACATTAGGAGGGCGATAAACATAAATGCCAGTAATGTTTCCTTTATCCAATACTAATCTTGAGCCAGATTCTTCATTCATTTTTTAACCATTTGCCCCATCGATTTAAATATACAATTGTTTCATATGTTTGATCAAGTCCTAGTTCTTTGCATTTGTCTGCGTCTTTAATGATTGCTTCATGTTCTTTTCTGCCATTTACATTGATGTATTGAACAGGGATTTGTTCAGGCAATAGATGTTCGCCATTTTCCAATGATATTGGTTCTTTATTAATTTTAATTTCCAATATTTTCTTTTTATTCATTTGTTTTTTCTTCATCGCTTAACATGTCGTAAATAGCTTGTTTAATTTAATCCTTACCTTGCCTCTGCGTGCCGCGGAAT